CGAAGAAGATATAGGAACTACTGGTGCTGTCCCTAATGTTGGAATAGTTACGGCTTCGCCTTTTTGGGGCCAAGGGAGGCAGGATGTAAAGTAATCGTGTCTTTTTCCACGGCGTAATAGTACATAGTCGCCTATTGTGTCCGATCCCTGATCTCCTGTGATTTCTGATACTGGTGCTACCAGATTTTGATCTCTGAACCATTCGTTATAGATCAGGTTATATGCCCTAAGTGGGAGGCATTGAAATACCACGTTTGCATCGGAGTTAATTGGAAGTCCGATATAGTCGAAAATTGACTGTTCTCGCGCTTGGGGTATTGCGGGTGGCAGAGTGAGTACAGGTAATGATACTTCGTTATCTTGTGTTCCTGGGAATGGCAGAGTGCTTGCATCTGCCTTTGCCTGGTTCCCCATGAAATCTTCCCATTTGTCCCAGAGGAGACGATTGGGTACTGCGAAGAAGAATGTTTCCATGAACAAATTGTCCATGATTGGTTTGATCGGGGTCGCCATCCGAGCGAACCCCGTCATGTTTAGGCTGAAGGTGTCTCCGGGGAGTGCCTCATCGATATAGATCGGTACCAGGTACGATGCATCCATCGTAGTTTTATAGCCGTGAGATCGGTCGAATGATGACCGAGAGATCATTGCTTTTGGTACTTCAGAGAAGGTATGTGATGTTACGGAGGGGACACCTGTGCGAGCCATTTTATTCCTCGGGTTTATGCGTTTGAGAAGCTTCTAATGCACTGATTATGCAAGTGGGGTCTTGCTTACGCAAGTCTCCATTGTGGTCGGTGTATTCACCGAGCTGATATAGGTGGTAGTCCCCTGGATGTTTTCCGATTGGCGTTTCTGGATTTTGACATGCGTCACGGAATCCTCGTAGGGCTTCCATTTCTGTTTTTACGAAGAAGGGTGACATGAATGATTCAGTTGCTGTGTCATAGATCGCATAGATTTGATATTTCATTTTAGACTCCGGTCTTTTCTGAATTGATGGTTGTATTTCAGTTTTCTTGCTTCGAGAGTATTTTCATCTGGCGCGTTTGCTTTTGCGTACTGTAAGCGTTCAGCCATTATTACTTCATATTGGTCTGGGTCTGCTGCTTTCAACTTTTTTAGATAGTATTTCGGCATCTGATGAGCTTTGCCGTTTACGTGTGCTTGCCTGGATTCATTCTCATAGTCTGATGAGAATTGTTCGAACCATCGTTTTCCGATGGCTGGTCGTGTGCTCATTCGATTGTATTCTGGTTTGACTTGTACTATTTCTCCTGTTGCCTGATGGCATTTTTCGTAGTGGTCTTTTGCCTGGTCTCCTGTAATTTTTTTCATTATGTAGCGGGCCACGTAGGCCGCTGATTGGAATGTTACGTTTCCGATCATTGAGTAGCCGTAGGGCCATAGTGTCTCTAATGTTGGAGATCGGAAGTATGATGGTTTACCTAAGTTTTCTAGATCTTTGAATCGATGTCCGAAGATTAGTGCGTGGTAGTGTGGTCGGCCGAAGTTTTCGCCGTATTCTCCGCACATGTAGTAAGTGATTTTTCTTGGTGCGATTTTGAATCTGTATCTCTTTAGGAATTTCTGGAAGTGCTCGTGATTAAGTCCTTCATTTTTTGGAAGATGCTTCTCATTGTAGGTAAGTGTTATGAATTGGTTCTCCTGGTGCAGTGATGCCTCGTGCATGCATCTAACTGCCCATTCTTTTGATCTGTCTACTTTGCAACCTATGCAGTTGCGGCAGGGTATTTGAATTGGTCGGGCAAGATTAAGCGGTCGTCCTTTGGGTGGTTTGAAGGATAGACCGTTTGATGATTGCCACGCTTCAAGGGGCGCGGTGCATGGCATTTTTGTTTCTCCTGGTTAGAGGCGGTATCCGCCACGCATAGCACGGGGTCGTTTTACATTTTTTCGACTAGTCCGCATCGCAGTGCGCGTGAAAAGTTTGCGACTCTTGCGTTTACGCATCTTGCTTCTACGCATGTTAATTCCTCACATGGTTTTAATTGGTTTGGATAGTTTAGCTTTAAATCATCGTGTCTATCAAACGGATGTTTAGCTTTATATTCTTCATAGTTCGGAAGTGATGAGGGGAGTGGATTGTAACTATTCCTGTCAGTGGGGCTATTACCATCAAGTAGGATAATAGCCTTTGGCGGGAATTTGCTACTTTTTCCCGCCGTTGTTTTAGACATTTTTAGACGCTTCGCTCGTGCCTTCGGCACCTTCGGCCACGGCCTCAGTGTCTGCAGGAGGAGTTATTTTTTCTTCCTGCTGGTCTTGCTCCAGTTTTTCGTTTTCTTGCGTTATAAGATAGCTCATGAAGTCTTGAGCATCTTTGAATTGTGATTTTACCTGGTCGGGCAGTAACTCGTATTGGCTACGATACCTTGCCAGAGTTTGCTGCATTTCTGAGAAGTCCTGGTCTTGATCGGGGCAGTCCATGAATTCGGCTTGCCCTCTCGTGTTTCCGAGGGGGATCTCTCCTGTTTGTGTATATCGCTCCATGATGAGCTTAAGGTCGCAGCCGGAGGCGTGCGATTGTTCGGTGAGTGAGGGTTTCTCATTTTTTGAGACGACCCGTTCCCGGTCTTGGTGTGTCCTGGGCATTGGCCATGAGACTTTTTTTCGGGCTGGTATTTTTTTCTTTGTCATTCTCTGTGGTTCCCTGGAGGGTATTGCCTGGCTGTCCCATCGGGCCAGTCGTACCATTGATCTGTATTTCTTGGTGGGTTACGTTTGGCTCCTTCTTTTGATTCGCCTGTGAAGTCGTCCCACATTTTTTTCATCCATGATTGGGTTTCTTTAATCGCCTTGGATGAATTGTCTATCGCATCTGCTATTGGTACTGCTAATTTTTCGTAGGCTCCTGTTGCCAGGTCGCCTGCTGTTTCTGCTGCTGATGTTGCTTGGCCAGCTAGCCCATATTGGGCGTCTATGAGTGCTGGATTATTTTTCAGCCTGTTTGCTGTTAGTTTTGTGATCGCTGCTTGTGCGTTAGTTTGTTTTGTTTGTGCGGCTACTTGCCGCATTTGTGCTGATGTTTGTGCTGCTGATATTGCGGAATTTACTGCTGGTGCTAGCTCGTTTTCAACCTGCGCCATTGCCCCAGAGGGGGAAGAGGCTGCAAGGTTTCCGGCTAGTATTGGGTTTATTCCGCTGTTCTTTAGATCGGCCATTCGCCTTGCTACGGCCGTATTTGACATGCGTTCCTGGAACGCCATTTGCTCCCTAGATAGAGCGATCTGTTTCTTATTACGGTCTGATGAACCTTTGTTTGAGAGGACTCCACCGAGGAGTCCTGCTCCGGCTGATATGATTGCTGGCCACATTTTTAGAACCTGTCGATATTGCCCGGTACGCCGTATAACGGCATGGGTCGAGCGCAACGGAGTTTGAAATATGCGTCGAATAGGAAGTCCGGTTCTGATGGGATTGCGCTTATGCGATCCATTGGGACATCTTCGTTGATGAAGTCCTGATTTAGCTGTGGGGTTGTATCGAAGTCCTGGCTCAGATGCCAGATGTCGAGTGAGTCCGGTGCTTTTGAACGGAATTTTCCTGTGATTTTTGAAGGCTTATAGCGGTACTCTGCGTAGCGTTCCTGGTATCCAAAGATTGGATTTACATCGTTGTCTGATGATGCGTATATTTCGTCGGCGCGGACTTCCTGCTCACCTACGTGCTGGAAAGCGGGCCAGAAGAAGTCGTATCTTCCGCGTCGACCATACATACGGTCGAGTCCGTCCTGATAAGTTAAGTCTGCTCGGATGTTTACGAGTCCGATGATTGTGCAGTGTTCCGTGAAGGATTTTGTAAACCCGTGGTTCATAAGAGAGGCCGTGCCGTAGCCGGCCAAGTTACCCTGCGGGGTGTTCATTGTCTGAACGTCTGATGCTGTTGCTGCTGTCTGCTGTACAGGGTTGATGTTAACTCGGGTGCGCCCGCCCCCGAGATACTCGGGACGCTGGAGTCGGGCGTCCGGAGAGGTCACGCCAAAATGGGCGTGAATGACTTCGGTGTAGCGGGTACCGCCCCGGGCGTCCCTCTCCAGCATTTTCTGGAGTTGGAAGGCTACACGAAGATCATTAATGGTTGCCGTGGTGGCTTGTGTCAGGTCGGCTTGTAATCGTGGCTGCGCCCAAGTTAATTGGCCCGCCGTTGCGCCGGTCGACCAGTTTACTGACGGATCGCCGCCGCCTGGTGTCGTGAATGGAGTGTCTCCTACTCCCTCTACTCCAAATGATGGTTTTGCCGAAGAAGATATAGGAACTACTGGTGCTGTCCCTAATGTTGGAATAGTTACGGCTTCGCCTTTTTGGGGCCAAGGGAGGCAGGATGTAAAGTAATCGTG